ATATTTATTATTAGGTCAATCCTATTAAATTTTCAAAAACAATAATATAAAATGGCAGAAAAAATTTTATCTCCTGGTGTATTCCAAAATGAGTCTGACCAATCATTAGTACAACAAGGTATTCAAGGTACAGCAACAGCAATCGTTGGTCCTACAGTGTTAGGTCAACCATTCGTTCCTACCTACGTTACTTCTTATACTGAGTATGTGTCAAAGTTCGGAGAAACATTTAAAAGTGGTAGCTACTACTACGAATATCTTACTTCATTAGCTGCTAAAGATTTCTTTAACAACGGTGGTCAAACATTGTTAGTTACAAGAATTATCTCTAGTGGTAGTGCTAACATGAGTACTTATGCTAGTGCAACTATTCCAGCTGCAGTTAACACTTCATTATCATCTTCATTCCAAATTGAAACATTATCTTGGGGTGATATAATGAATAACACTTCTAGTATGGTTAGCGGTGCTTTAGCAAGCGGTAGTGCAACTAACGTACGTTGGGAAGTTACACAAGTAAATACAGGTAGCGGTACATTTACATTAGCTGTTCGTGCAGGTAATGATAATATAGCTCAACCTAACTACATTGAAACATGGTCTAACTTATCATTAGATCCAGCTCAACCTAACTACATTTCTAGAGTAATTGGTGATATTAAACCAGTATACGCTTTAGATAGTGATGGTACTCCAGTTATTAACTTTACTGGTTCTTATGCTAATGCTTCTCAATATATCCGCGTTAAATCAGTAACTACTCCATCTATCGATTCAATCGACAACAATGGTAACTACAAAGGACTTCAATACAGTGGTTCATTACCAGTTGTAGGTAGTGGTTCTTATGGTGGTTCGTTTGCTGGTGGTGTTGCTGCAACAGCTGCTGTTCAAAATATGAACGAAACTATCACAACATCAAACGTACAAGGATTTGCTCCAGCTGATTATGCTGCTGCTTTCACTTTATTAAACAATAAAGATGAATATCAATTCAATGTATTGTTAGCTCCAGGTGTTACTTTAGGTAATAGTGCAGTATCAACAATGATTTCTACTTGTGAGAACAGAGGTGATGCTATTGCATTAGTAGATACAATATTATATGGCCAAACAGTTACAGCTGCTAGTACAGCCGCTGCTGGTCAATCAAGCAACTATGCTGCTACTTACTGGCCTTGGATTCAATTATATTCAACAGCTTTAGGTAAATCAGTTTGGGCTCCAGCATCAACTGTAATGGGTGGTGTTTTAGCATTCAACGATCAAGTTGGTGCTGAATGGTTCGCTCCAGCAGGTTTAAATCGTGGTGGTGTTCCATCAGTATTAAGAGCTGAAAGAAAATTATCTCAAAACGATCGCGACAATCTATATCAAGCAAATGTTAACCCATTAGCTACATTCCCTGGTGAAGGTGTTGTAGTATTTGGTCAAAAGACATTACAACGTAAAGCAACAGCTTTAGATCGCGTAAACGTTCGTCGTTTATTAATCGCATTGAAAGGATTTATCGGTCAAGTAGCTAATAACTTAGTATTTGAACAAAATACAAACGTTACTCGTAACAGATTCTTAGCTCAAGTTAATCCATATATGGAATCAGTAGTACAAAGACAAGGTTTATATGCTTACAAAGTTGTAATGGATGAAACAAACAACACAGCTGATGTAATCGATAGAAACCAATTAGTAGGTCAGATTTATATCCAACCAACTAAGACTGCTGAATTTATCATATTAAACTTCAACGTATTACCTACTGGCGCTACATTCCCTGCATAAGGGGATGTAGTTGCTTATATTTATTAATAGCAATTAAACACAACATAAAATGGCAGTATTAGACGCTAACGAAATAATGTTTACCGCGTTTGAACCTAAAGTTCAGAACCGTTTTATCATGTACATCGATGGTATCCCATCATACTTGATTAAGAAAGCTTCTGCACCTGGATTCGAAGCTGGTGAAATTATTTTAGATCACATCAATGTTTACCGTAAAGTTAAGGGTAAAGTTAGATGGAACGACATGACTTTAGAATTATACGACCCAGTAACTCCATCGGGTGCTCAAACAGTGATGGAATGGGCTCGTTTAGCACACGAATCAGTAACTGGTCGTGATGGTTATTCTGATTTCTACAAGAAAGACTTAACTTTAGATATTTTAGGACCAGTAGGCGATGTAGTAGGTGAGTGGATAATCAAAGGTGCTTACGTTAAAACAGCTACTTTCGGCGATTACGATTGGGCTAGTGACGCAGCAATTAGTTTATCAGTTACCGTTGCTATGGATTACTGCGTATTGAATTTCTAATTATATTTCAATATTTTTTATAGATAAGGCGTCTGCTTTGGCAGATGCCTTTCTTTTTCGTATATTTATATATACACAAATAAAAACGTTATATGGCAGAATTTAAAATTCCAACCGAAACAGTTACATTACCATCAAAAGGTTTATTGTATCCTGAGACATCACCACTTTCTAAAGGTGAAATTGAAATGAAATACATGACAGCTAAGGAAGAAGATATTCTTACCAATACAAACTATATCCGTCAGGGTATTGTTATTGATAAGTTATTACAATCTTTAATTGTTACACCAATCGACTACAATGAATTATTAATTGGTGATAAAAATGCAATATTAGTAGCTGCTCGTATTTTAGGTTACGGTAAAGATTACAATATTAATTATGGAGGTAAAGAAATTATAGTTGATTTATCTAAGTTAGAAGATAAAGATGTTGATTATTCTTTATTTAAGCGTAGTGTAAATGAATTTTCGTTTAATTTACCAACAACTGGAAATAATGTAACATTTAAATTATTAACACACGGTGACGAGCAAAAGATTGAAGCTGAAATTAAAGGTTTACAAAAAATAAACCCAGCTATCACTACAGATATTACCACTAGAATGAAACATATAATTGTTTCTGTTGAAGGTAAACGTGATCAAAAAGACATTCGTGATTTTGTTGATAACTATTTAATGGCAAAAGATTCAAGAGCATTAAGACAATACTACAATAAAATATCCCCAGATATCAACATGAAATATATTCCTCAAGATGAAGACTATGTTGGGGAGGGCATAGATATTCCTGTAGGTATTAACTTTCTTTGGCCTGACGCCGGAATATAGATTATTCCTATTTAAACAAATCCATGAAATAATATTTAATGGAAATGGTGGATACGATTGGAATACCGTTTATAGTATGCCTATTTGGTTGCGACGTTTTACATTTGAAACTTTACGTGAACATTACGAAAAGCAAAAAGAAGCAGCAGAAAAACAACAAAATATGTTGAGTAACAAAGGTAAAAATGAAATATCACGACCTAACATAGCTCCTAAACAACCTACATATACAACGAAAGCGCCTAAGAAATAGGCGCTTTTAATATTTATACGGCGTAACATCGCATTATGGCAGAACCTACAGTACAAGAATTACAAAAACAGTTAGAAGATCTTAACAAAAAGCTTAAGGAAGCTGGTGGGTTAGGTATTGATCTTCAAGCAGCATTTCGTAATGCTGGAGATGATACTAAAAAACTTAACGAATATATTGCTCAACTAAATAAACAATACGAAGAGCTTGTAGACAATGCAGATTATGTATATAGAACATTTCAGGATATATCTGCTGAATTAAAAAATCAAAATTTACTGTTAAAAATAGGTAAAGGTTCCTTTAAAGGATTTACCGATATTGCTCAAGATTTAAATTCTTATCAAAAAGGATACAATGACCTTACTGATATTAAATTTAAAAAACTAAAAAATAATCTTGCACTTGAAAAAAACGAATTAGAATTTGCAGTAGCAAGATTAAAAGCATCAGAAAATGAACGTAGAAGAGAAGTTGAAAGATTAAATAGCTAATACTAGAAGAGATTTAGGAGGCTTATCTCAAGCAGCAGGTAAACTTGTTTCTGAATATGGGGGTTCATTAGCTAAATTTTTAAATGTAAGTGAAGCAACAGAGGCAGTTGAAGAATTTAATAAAAAGCTAATTCAAGATGCTTTATCTACTAAGGAAGTAAAAGATCAACTTCTTGATGTTGAAATAAAAAGAAAAAAAATAGAAGAAGATTATGCAAATGGTCTTTTAACTGAATTAGAATATCTTGAACAAATAAAAAAACAAGAAGAAGAATCATATGCTATTAAACAAAAAGCAATTGCTTCAACTAATAATTTAGGAAATAAGTTTAAATCACTAGGAATATTTGTTGCTGAACTAGGAGTAGGATATAAAAAAGCATTAGAAGATCCAGCCACTATAATTAAATTTATAGTTGATAAAGCTCTTGAAGCAAATAAACAAGCTGTTGAATTAGGTAAATCCTTAGGATATGGTGCAGAAAATAGCAACGCATTAAGAGAAAATTTAGCCTTAACAGCTGGATTTACAGCTAATATAAATGTTAATTCTCAATCATTAACAGCAGCTTTTGGAGAATTAGCCACCGCTACCGGATATGTTGCTGAATTTAGTGCTGATGCTTTAGAAACCCAAGTAATGTTAACTAAGCAATTTAAGTTAACAGCAGAGGAAGCAGCAGGTGTATATAAGTTTTCACTATTAACAGGTAAATCTTCAAAAGAAGTTAATGATGAAATGGTTGGTGCTTTTGTTGCTACTAGAAATAGCCTTAAAGCAGGTGTTCCTTTTAAAGCAGCAATAGCAGAAGCCGCTAAAGTATCAGGTGCTTTAGCTTCTAGCTTTCAGAATAATCCTGCACGAATTACTGCTGCTGTAGTACAAGTAAAAGCATTAGGTACTTCTTTAGAACAAACAGCAAAACAAGGTGAAGCTCTTTTAAATTTCGAATCATCACTTGAAAACGAATTAAAAGCAGAATTATTAACTGGTAAACAATTAAATTTAGAAAGAGCCAGAGCAGCTGCTTTAGCAGGTGATCAAGTTACATTAGCTCAAGAATTAGCTAAAAATGTAGGATCAATAGAAGAATTTGATAAAATGAATATTCTTCAAAAGAAAGCTCTTGCTGAAGCTGCTGGTTTAACTACAGATGAATTAGCTAAACAATTACAAAATCAAAAACTAGCACAAGAAACAGGTAAGTCTTTAGCTCAAATAACTAAAGAACAAGCACTTGAGGATCAAAAGAGACAAGATATACAAGAAAAATTTGCTGCATCTTTATTAAAAATACAAGACGTAGTAGGTAGTTTAGTAGCTGGTCCTTTTGGACAATTACTTGATTTAATATCTAACATAGCTAGTGTATTAACAGCAGTAGTAAGTCCTGTAATTACAAGTATTTCCTATGTTGTTGGATTGATAGTAGATGGATTTAAAACAATATCTCCAATATTAATTGGTATTGGAGGATTACTAGGAGTAATGTATGCTAAATCTATTGCTTTAGCTATAGCTAACGTAGCACAAACTGCTTGGTCCGCTTTTATTGGTATTCCTTTTGCAGGTCCTATCTTAGCAACAGCTGCTACTTTAGCAGGTGTTGGATTAGTTAAAAGAGTAGTAAAAGGTGATGACGTAATGTCTGAAAGTGGTTATGGCAAACGTACATTATTAGCACCAGAAGGCGCTATTAAATTAAACGATAAAGATACTGTAATTGCTGGTACTGATTTAGGTGGTGGACAACAACCAATCCAAGATTCACAAGCAATACAATCATTACAACAAACAATACAACAACTACCACAATCACTACAAGGACAACAATCAATCCAGCAACCACCACCAACACTTCAAGTATTACCATCAATACCTCCACCACAAACAATACAAGGTCCATCAATTGATTTGACACCAATGATAGTAGCAATTAACGAAGTTAAAGCTGCTGTTGATGGATTAATGAATCGTCCTGTAGTAATTAACATGGATAGTAAACAAGTTGGTTCTAATTTAGTACAGGGCTCATATAAACTAGCATAACAATTAAATATTTATATTAAACAATAAACCATGGGATTATTAGACAAATTAAAATCAAGCATTTTAGGTTTAGGTGGTAACAAACCACAACAATTCGGTGTTAACC